CATTACTAATTTTACAAATTTTATTACAGAGCGAGCGGTCTCTATAAACCGTTCACAATATACACCCCAGTCTGGTTCACTGGGTACTATACAAGAAGAAGGTATTGCAAATTTTACTGCAGAAATCACCAACTTTGAGGAGCAGGATGCTGGTTGGACCACATCCATTGGCGCCGGTTGGGACCCCACAATGAACTTGAGTAGCACTTCAGATGCTTCTTTAGGTTCTTTTCTCGGGAGGCCCACCCGTCTCAAAGATTACCAATGGTCTGTTAGTCAACCTTTCTTCGAGCGCTTTAATCCATGGGAATTATTCCTTAATGATCCACGTGTTGCAGAAAAGATCGCAAATTTTGAGCTTTACAGAAGCCAATTACACGTTAAGATTATTATTTCCGGAACTGGTTTTCATTACGGTAGGAGTTTGGTCTCTTATAATCCGTATATTGGATTTGATGACCTGACGGTCGAACGCAATTTTCTGGCGGTCGATTTAATTGGTGCATCACAAAAGCCACACATTTTCCTGAACCCAACAAATAACTCAGGAGGTCAATTGGATTTACCATTCTTTTGGCATAAGAACTATATATCTCTCAGTGAAACTGATAGGAGTGACTTGGGTGAATTGACTATTAAGTCAATGCAACCTTTGCAACACTCTAATGAAGGAGATGATCCCGTAACTATCACTGTATACGCTTGGGCGTCTAACGTTGTGTTAACCATGCCAACGTCTCAGACCACCCTTACTGCGGCTAACTATACACCGCAAGCAGGTATGATGAATTCGGGAGACGAATACGGAAAGGGCATTGTGTCCGGTCCCGCTTCGGCAGTAGCACACGCCGCTGGACAACTAAAAAGTGTTCCAGCAATCGCTCCATATGCGCGTGCAACTGAGATGGTAGCAAAAGGTGTTGGGTCCTTAGCTACACATTGGGGTTATTCTCGGCCCCCAATAGTCACAGATATCGTACAGCAAAAGCCTACACCCACAGGCAATATGTCCAATACGGACGCCGCAGATGCTGTTATGAAATTATCTTTAGATTCAAAACAAGAACTTACAATTGATTCAAGAACTGTCGG